TTACCATTTCATCAGAATCACTAGAGAATCCAGTATTTGTTACTTGTCCAAATAAACTAGGAGAAGTTACCTTATTAGCTAAAAGTATTTTAGAGTTAGCTTCTTTAGATAAAAATTCAAACTGTTGGTAAGCATCTGTAATTTCAATACTATCTACAGTAGTTGCTGAATCCTTATCTTTATTAAATGATACTATAATCTCACCAGCATTATTACTACCAGTAAGTTTATTTTTAAATGTTCTTTCTGCATCTTCTTCAGCTTCTTCACTAACAGATTCTCCTTGGTTTACATTAATAATCTTCCCTGCTGAAAAGTTATTCTTTATATGTTTTCTTAGGTAATTACTAACCTCTTCTTCAATCTGTGCATATTGTAGTCCTGAAAAGTAATCAGGTAATGCAAATATAGGCTGTGGAGAATGTCCTTTTAAGTAATAAATCTCTGTCTCTCTTTCTTGTCCTTTACCAAAAGAAGGTTTTAATTGAGGTCTAAATTTACTTCTAAGTTTCCAGTCAAAACTAAACCAAAAAGCTAATGGGTCTTCCATCATATCATCTGGTCTATCAACTGCAACTTGTCTAGCAGGAATACTATGTATCTTAGTAACCTTTACTTCTCCTGCCTTATTGTAAATGACCTGTAAAGGACTATTTCTCTGTAGTTTGTATTCATGTACTAACATATTTATATCCTCCTTAGAGAGTATCTTATCAAGCTTCTCTTGGGTAATCCCTTCAACTGCTTTTAAGCCATCCCCTACTATATAATTTACATATCCATCTATAACTGCTTGTAGTGTAGGAGAACCTAAATAAGCATTCTCTACGATTGTAAAGAAGTTATTATCTGGGCCATTAGTTAAGAATTTGTTTCCAATTTGTAGTAAACTCTGAGGGTCAATTCTAATATATGAGTTCATTTCTAATACTTGTACGCTATCTTTTTTCATATCTATTTTATTTTATGCTTCAATTACACCTGAAGTTTCATCTTCATCAAAGGCTTTAAATTCTTGTATGTTTGTTTCAGTTGTTGAGAATAATCTACCTCTCCAAATTAGAGTATCTGTATCTACTTGTTTTAAGTCTACAAGGTAACTCTTATCATCTTCAAATTCATAGTCTATATATATGTCTTGTCTCCCTCTATCTCCAAAAGAAGTATATATATCTTCTACTACAGTTTCATCAGACATTTCATCATATATACTAATGGTTACTTCATCCATGTAAACTCTAGGATATAAAGATAGTTTAAAGAAGTCTCCTTCTATTAATACATTATCATCATTCTCAACTTCACTAATAGTAAGGTCAGAGTTCAGATATATATTTTTTCTATCGTTTAAATTAATTACTAACATATTTATTATTTATTCTAAAAACAATCAAATTAAAAAAGACCCAACTAATTAAAGTTGAGTCTCTGTTAATTACACTTCAAAGTAGTTCAAAGTAGTTCAAACTAGTTCAAAGTAGTATAAATTGATATTAAACTACCACTACTGCTGCTTTAAGTGCAGTAATTGTATCAGCATCTAAAAAGTATGCTGGTTGTGCTTCTTGGGAAATTCCTTCCATTGTATAAGAGTTAGCACCATCCATTTCTCCTGCAATAGCAGCAGTATTGTTAAACTCAACTCCTCTACGTAAGCCAATTGCAATAATGTCTCCACCATTGGTCTCTGCAAATACTATAGGTCTTCCCCATACCATTTGTCTTAACTGAAAAGACTTCTTAGCTGTAATCTTCGTAAAGACTGCTGCTAGAGTTCCGTTAAAAGTTGTAGTACCAGTATCTCTACTAGAACTAGAAGGTTCTGAATAAGTATTACCTACATTTTTAAGAGGAAATTTATATACCTCAAATCCTTCTGGTAATCCTGTTAAGAGAATCCCATCTGTTTCATCTTCTGTAGTGGTAAAGTCATAGTCCTCAAAATTTGCTACATATAAGGCTTTAAAACCTGCTGTTGCGTTTAAGTCTTCTACTCCGATTCCGCTTGTTATATCACTTGTTGCCATAATTATTTATTTGTTTTGAATAAGAAACCCCCTCTTTTATTTAGAGAGGGTTCTAGATTTATATATTAAAAATTCTATTTGATTTATGCGAAATCACCGTACCATACTATCTCTTCTGCAAAACTAAATCCTGCACCCATTTCTAGGACAACTTTAGTTCTAATAGTTCCTGATAAATCACTTTCATCCATATCTTTAACAGATACTTGATTTAAGTCAGATTCTAAACCTGTAAGGAAACCTACATTCTTAACTCTATAGATAAGAATTTGGTCACCAGCGATAGCACCAACACTTTCCATTCTAAGTCCTAAGAAATCTAATTCCTTATCTCCTACAGTTGTATTTAAACCTTGTGCAGCAACTGCTTGCTTGTAAAGTTTAAGTACTTTCTTAGATGTAACCATAACTAAGTCTTCATCATCCATAACTGAATCAAGGATTGCATCATAAGCTGACTCTACTTCAGTAACTACATTACTTTTAGTAATAGTCTCATTTTGTACCTCAATAGCATTACCATCTGCGGTAAGTTTAGCTAAGATACCTAATGTTGGGTGATTCCAGATAAAGTCATCTACTTTAGCACCTAAGTTTTCTACGATTGCCATAAGGATAGCTGATTGAATATCTTGTGGGATATCATTAGCTGCACCAAATAAACCTGCAGATTGTGCTTGAAATGTTTGATGAAATTCATCCTTACATAATTCATGGTCAATCTTAAATTTCTTCATAGTAACAGTTACGTCATCGTAAGTTACTTCACCTGAAGGTGTAAAACCACAAGCATAATCTTGAAGTTCTGCTGAGTAAGATAATCTTGGTAGAAAACCTGTTCCAATGTTATTTGGAAGAACAGTTACTACATTTTTCATAATTGAATCAGACTTTTTAAATGCTTCCACAAAGATTTCTCCTGCTAATGCACCACTATATCCTGAATTTACATTTGTTGTTGTTGCCATTTTGTTTTTCTTTTTTTGTTATTTATTTATTTATTTACTTCTTGAAATTCTACTTAAAACATCTAAGGTACTCTCTGCATCTCTAGACTTTAAATTAACTTCTGCTTTAAACTTTCCAGTATTAGGAGTTTCCTCTAACTGTTCTTTTAATTTTAAAATCTCTAAATCTTTTGCTTCAGCTTCAGACTTAAATGACTTAATTTCTTCTAAAAACAACTTCTCAAATTTAGACTTGACATCTTTAGATTCTTCAGCCATATTCAAAGCAACTGTAATTTTTTCTTCATCTGACATATTGTACTTCTCAGCTAGAATTTTACTAATATCTGGGTCTTTATCAATCATATCAAATAATTCTTTCTTCTGGTCTTCCATAGACATATCTTCATCTACTTCTTCCTCTTCCTCAGCATCTACTTCTACAACATCAGAAATAAGTCCTTCTTCATCTGTCTTATAAGTCATTCCCTCATATACAAATTCAGAATCAGAGATAACTTCTTCACCTCTCATAACTTTATTACCAACTTCTAAAGCTTCAACCTCTAAGGCTTCTCCTTCTTCTTGTGGAATAGAAACCATTTTGATTTCTTCTTTGTCTTCATCTTTTTTACTTTCCATAAAATTCATGAATTGCTTTACATAATCTTTCATACTATTTTCTATTTTTGTTTGTAAACTTATTTCTTCTGAAAACAACATCTTCTCCATAGATAGGTAACTATCAATAGACATTCCTTTTGCTTTACCTGTTTCAACGTATTCATCCCAGTCCTTATCACTTAGTTTCATTATAACACACCAAGTACCTACAGGTAGTCCTTCAAAGCCTAGTGCAAATGCTTTATCTTTAGTTGCATCACTTATAATCCATGATTCTACAATAACACTAGACTCTACTTTTTCCTTTTGATTGTGGTCAAACCAGTTATTCTTATTAAACCCCTCTTGTTTAAAAAAATTATGTGCTAGTTTCTCTATAGTCTCTGCATCAAAGTAAACACTAAACTCCCCTCTTTCTTTAGTATATCTGGGAATGCGTTGTTCTGGGACTAATACTACCCCTGCTAACTGTTTCTTTTGTTTATCCTCTACTTTTAGTTCTATTTTCTGTTTCTGTTCTTCACTAAGCTGAATAAACTCGTATTTATTAGCTGGACTTCCAATTAATGATATACCATATAATAAGCCATCATCATCTTCATCCCAAATAGCACGAAATATTTGTTCTTTTTCCATTGTATTATTCTTTTTGTCTATTTATATTAAAAACAACTTAGACGAATCTTGAGTTATTTTGTTTGTTTCTATCTAAATCTTGTTGGTTTGTTACTTTACCTGATACAACATAAGTTTCTCTTGGAGTATTATCCCTAGACTCTTCATTCTGGGCATTTCTTACACCTTCTGAATCTCCTACAGTATCAAATCTAGGCCCAGTAGATATATTACTACTAGCACCTCTTACACCACCACTAGATGCAGGCCCAGCACCAGTAGTAGGGTCAGTAGATGCAATCTTAGCTACTTGTAATAAACCAAATACTCCTGTAGCAACTGCTTGTGCAATAGCATAACCTGGTACTGGTACTCCAGCAAATGCAGCTAATGTTTTATTAATAGCTAAGTAGGTATTAAATGCAGACTCAGCAATAGCAAATCCTTTAGCAGCTATACTACCTTGTGCAAGTGATTTTACAATAGCACTAGTTGCACCTAAATATGCTTTTATTTCCTTATTCTTAGCATCCTCTGTAGTCTGTGCTTGGTCTTCTTCTACTTTATTTTTATTTTTTACTGTATTCTTATCAAATTCAGCAAGTAAAGCAGCTTTTTCTTTTTCAAATATTTCTAAGTCTTCTAATTCTTTGGAATAAGCTTCTCTTTGTTCTTGTCTCTCTTTCTCAAATATTTCAACTTGGGTTAAACCTTGTGTATCTTCATCAATATATTTATTTCTAATCTCTTGTAACTTAGATAATGATTCATCTTCTAAATCTTGAAGACCTTTATTATAAGCCATAGCTGCTGCTAAAAGTAAAGCATCTCTTTCTGCCCCAGCTTTTACAGTCTTCTTTATCATTATTTGTTGGTCTTCTAAAGTATTTTCTAATTCTACTTTACTCAACTGTTCTTTAGTTTTACCTATCTTTTTTAACTCTTGTAAATTAGTTCTTTTTTCTTCTCTTAAAGCTTGGTCTGCAAGTAATTGTTCAGAAGTATATCCTGCTATTCTTTCTTCTACATCTGCTACTTCTGCTTTAGCTTTTAATACAGCAGTTTCTAAATCAACGTTACCTTTATTATTTGCTAAGTCTGCTTCTGCTGCTGCTAATTTAGTTGCTGCTAAATCTGTCTCTAACTTACCTTGTTCCTTTAACTTTACAGCTATCTTATCATTAGCCTTTATTCTAGCTTCTATAGTTAAGTCTGTGTTATCTCTAACTTGTCTTAACTGTTCTACTTCTTTTTGACTTTGAAGAATACTTAAAGCAATTTGTGCTTCTGCTAATTTAGCGTCTTTCCTTAACTTAACCTGTGCATCAGCAGCATCATAAGTCTCTTTAGCATAATTAGCAATAGCAAGTCCCGTTTTCTTTAATGTCTTACTTATCTTATCATAACTATTATCTACGCCTGTATAAACATCAACTACTTCTTTACCTGCTTCTTTAGCTGTATTCCAAGCACCTGTAAAGTCTCCTTCAAATACTTGTTTAAGTGCTTTTCCTGCTAATCCTAAAGTGTCAATAAATGAATCAAACCTTTCAATAAGATTCTTTTTAATAGAGTCTCCTAAGTCACTTACAAATTTCTTGGGATTCTCAAATGCTTCTGTAAAGAACTTTGATATAGGTTCACTACTATCTATAAGAAAACTAACAAAGTCATTCATTACTCTGGAAAGTGCTTCCATTACCACATTAAAGGCATCAACTACCTTCTGGTTCTTCATTAAGGCTTCTGTGAACTTGGCAAACAAAGCAATGACTAATCCTATACCAGCAGCTTTTAAAGCAGTACCAATACCTTTAATACCTGTTTTAAATGCCCTTAATAACTTAGGAGTTTTCTTTGTCTCCTTATTAAGCTTCTGAGTTTCTTCAGTTACTCCTTTAATAGAATTTTTAGTATTCTTTATATCCTTTATTGCATCTTTGTTATTTACAACAAATTCAAATATCTTTTTTATTACTGACATATTATCCTAGTATTTTTAGTATTAGTCTTTTAACTATATTCCACCTTTTAAAATAACCCTTAAACACCCTAATATAAGGGTGTCTTGGGAGTTCTTTTGCTGACTGTACTCTATCAATTGTATCTGTTATCATTTCCTTTTATATTTATTCTAAAAACACTCATAATTAATTACCAAATTAGCATAGGTCAGAATTTATAACTTCCCCATTACTATTGGTTTCTAATACTATACCTTCTCTAGAATAGAATCCTGAGTTAACTCTCAAAGAACCTGTACTGTTACTGTATAGTACTTGACTACCTCCAAAATTACTACTCTCTGACCAAACAGAAATGCTAGGATTTGTATTACAAGCATTTGATTCATCAAAACCTACAGCTACTAAGTATTCAAATAAATCGTTTGGATTAACTCCTGCTTGTGTTACTGTATGTATTTCAGTTAGGTTACCTGTAGAGAATGTTATATCCGCAACTCTAGTAGTATTTGATGAATTGTTAAGAACTCTTACTTCTAGGTTATCATTTCCACTTCCAGAGAATACATCAATGTCTATCCAATTGACATCTCTGAATACTGTCCAAGCTGTATTAGACTCAATAGTTATATTATAGTTCTGGTCACTTTTTGATACAGTTTTATTTTCAGGGTTAATTACTAAGGTATCACTAACTCCTATTTGTGAAACATTAAAATTCCTTGTAATAGTATTATTAGGACTACCTACATTAGCTTCTACTTGTAAAGTAGCACTTCTACTACTTCCAGAATTATTAGTATCAGCATCTATTATAAATGAACCATTACCTGTATCACTACCTCCAATTACTGTAAACCAAGAAGGTGCTGCACTAACTATCCAGCTTGAATTACTGGCAACATTTACACTTATATTATTTGGATTAAACTGTGGTAAACTAGCAGATGTAGGAATTAATGATAAAGTAGGTGTAAAAGCAGCTTGTGTAACATTATGTGTATCACTACTATTACCTACATTAGCTTCAACTGTAACTACACCTGTTCTAGTGTTGTCTGTGTTAGCAGAATAAATGTAATCTATCTCTTTATTACCAGAACCAGTTTGGTCAGCAGTAGGAATACTTAAAAAATTATTACCACTAGCACTCCAAGCAGTATTTGATATCACATCAATTGAATTACTACCACTTTGATTAGATACACTAGAATTATTAGGTCTTATTATAACTTTCCTATCTACTACTATATTTAATGATATTAAATTAGCTACACTTTGTTGTCCTAAGTTATCAACTGCAATCACTCTATATTTGTATTGTCCACCTCCAACTATATCAAAGTCTGTAAAGAATAAATTAGAAGTTGTACTTACATTTTCAAAGGCCCCAAAATTAAGACTTCTTTGTACTATGTAATTAGCAATAGTCCCATACTCAGGATTAGAAGCTAACCAAGAAATATCTATTCTATCTCCATTATCTAAGTAAGTTACTTGTCCTTGGGGTCTACCAGTAGGAGGGGGATTAGGTTGGTCATATTCTAATTGATTTACAACTAAAGTATCTTCAATATTATTTGTATTATTTCTTACTGTAACTATACCTTGTCTTTGTGAACCTAAATTATCATCTAAGGTTATACTTACATTATTACTATCACCATTTCCATTTGTTGTATTTAATGTTATCCAAGAAACATCTTTAGTTACTGTCCAAGATACATTTGAATCAACTTCATATATATAACTATTATTATCAAAATCTAAATTAACATTAGAAGGTATTACCGTTATAAAAGGCACTGCATCAGATTGTGTTATAAGTAAAGAATCTGTATAATAACTTGTAAAGAAGTTTCCTATTCTAAAAGTAATTAGAGAATCCCTATTTTCAGTTGTTGAGGGGTTTTCAGTTATTGTAAAAGTAAATCTATATCCTCCAGTTATAACAGTTGAAGAAGTTTCAGTTATAAAAGTTTCTTCTATAAAAGTAGTAGGTGTTACATCTGAATTTGTAGCTACTTCTACTGTAAAGTTTTGTGAAC